CGCCTCTTAAACGTGGAGCTATATCAGACGTTTTGACACCACGCAATAGTGTGGTTTTATATATAAAAAATAAGTATCCTGAATTACTTGGATGCGATTTAAAATATTATGAACTCGAAAAATCTGAGTATTTTTATTTTGATTATGATCGAAAGGTTTTAATGAATGTATCTAATAAATCATTTTCTAAAAAGACATTAAATAATAAATGCATAACTAAAAGGACTTATCAGTTACTTATCCATAAAATTTCGAATGGATGGAAAACTGAAGGAGGTTGTTTTGAAGCACTTTTTGAAAGGTTTGTACCAAATATAACACATAAAGTACAAACTGTTATTGATACAACAAAATCTCTTTTAACTAGTTTAACATCGACTAGTTTAAAATTGATATTTTTTGATGTATTAGTGTTTATAACAAATTTGAGAGATGGTTGTGTAACTTTAACGAAATTAATAACATCAATAACCACTATTATAACCCTCGGAATGAGAATATCGGACAATTTTAGAATAGCTGAGGGAACAGTAGTAGAAGGAGCCCAATTTCAACCAGAAATGCTAGATGGATTCCCTTTATCAGGTGCTGATATATTTTTAGGTTTATCTTTAATACTTCCAAAGAGTATTGTTGATCCACTTAAAAGTTTTTATTCACTATCAGGTAAGAGAATTACAGATTGCGATTTATTGATGAATACAATAACATCTTTATTTTCTTTATTTTTAAAGACTTTTGAATATTTAATAAATACTTTTTCTTGGTGCTCTCTTTTTAAACCTTTACTTTTATTGTTTAAAAATTTAGCAAGTTATTTTATTGCTCACAACAAGATTAAAGAAATCGTTACGTTGTATACACGCTATGTTACTGATCAACAAGTAATGTTTGATCCTATTTATCGAGAAAAAGTTTTGAGTGTCTATAGTAATTGTTCTTCGGATGAATTTTTTATGGCCTATGTTAATAATTCTGATAATAAACATTTTAAAATATCATGGAATGCCTTTAAGGAAAACGTTGTAAAGTTTGCGAGAACTTTCGACATTTCTGGAAGAGATGAACCTATATGTTTAGTATTTGAAGGTGCAGCAGGATCAGGAAAATCAGTTTTAATGAATGCTTTTGTAGATTATTTAAGAGTGTCACGATCTGTATATATTCATACTGTTCCATCAGTTGATTGTGGTAAAGATTTTTATGATGATTATGAGAATCAAGAAGTATTCGTTATGGATGATGTTGGTCAACAAGGCATCTCACAATGGAGAACAATTATTAATTATGTATCGCCAGTTAAATTTCCCTTAGAGTGTGCTACAGCTAGTAAAAAGAATACAAAATTTTTTAATTCTAAAATTATTTTATGTACAACTAATCATTTTAAATCTTTACATAATTTTACTAAAACAGATTGTATTTTAGAACCAGCCGCTTTATTTCGACGAATTCATTTGATATCGTG